TTCACATCCAGGAAGAAGTCACCATTTACAGCACCACGAAGGGTTTGAATGTCTTTCTTGAACTTACTAGTCAGTGTCATTGTCTTGTGTGTTGACCTTAGTATTATAAGGGTTTGACAGGGTTTCTGTCAAGTGCTCCTTGCGTGGAGCAATGCAGGTTGTGGGGATCGAACCCACCTTAGGCGAATTATGAGTTCGCTGCTTTCAACCAGAGAGCTAAACCTGCTCGTTTAAAAACTCTTCCCAACCGCCTCCATAGTGTAGCATATGATGGCAGTTATGGCAAAGAAGGTCGCATTTATCAACTTCTTCTTTGATGAGTTCCCACTTGCGATTTGCGAAACTTCTCCCATCAAGTTTTAATTCTTTTTGGGATGGGTCTCTGTGATGAAAACATAGAGTTGCTGGTCTATCTTCACCACAAGTTTGACACTTACCACCTTTGTATCGAAGTGCTTTCCATTTATTGGAATAACCTCTTGCTTTTTGTTCTGTGTAAGTGTTTCTATTTAATACAGACGGGTCATTTTCATAACGCCACCTATTACGGCAACTTTCGTCGCAGTAGAGTTTTGCTCGCCCACCTTTACGAGGACTTTGTGGAACTTCTTTACCACAAAACTTACAAGCAATCATAGTTATGAACACATACATACACCTATTTATAAAAGTGATATATTCACCAGATTGCTAAAGGAGCGTTTTTGGGCGAGGGTGTCTGACCACGATAATCTACGATTCAGCAGAGGGGACCCTTCTTTTAATACAACTTTCCTCGTTGTACCCAATAGGAATGTCGGGAATTGAACCCGATTCACTCCGTTATAAGCAGAGCGCATTAACCAATATGCGACATTCCCTCAAGGAGCTTCATTGTTGGTTTCCATATACATGCGTATGAGTTCATCATCCGCAGGAACCATTATACATTTTTCTCCCGTTTCTTTATTTTCTATACCTATCGTTTCTCCATTTTCCACTCTTGTAATCAGCGAATCCCAGTTCTCTTGCCAGTATTCCACAGAATAAAAATTCATCGTTGACATATTTAGACATCGGGGTAGCAGGGATCGAACCTGCGACCTGCTGTTCCCAAAACAGCCGCGCTACCTCTGCGCTATACCCCGTTATTGTTTACCTGATAATCATACTACTTCTTGTGTCCCTTGTCAAATGGTTCCCAGTGCTGCCAGTTGTATTTGTGAACTGCCCACATCCCCAGAATAGGAACAAACACTAGTGCTATACACATAGGTGCTATTGTATATGGATTATTTAAAGTCCAAGCAGCAAAGTGTGCAATTTTATGAATCATCATTCTCCAATTCGCGTAAGTATTCTTTCCACCAATCAGGATCTTTTTTCATTCTCCATTGTGGAACTGGTAGACCTCTCTCAGAGTAATACTCATCAAGGGCCTTATCGATAGTCTGTGCGATCTCCATATTCCTCTTCCTCCTCATCAACGTCTTCATATGGGTTTTCCAAATAAGGTCCGTGTGGTTTGAGTGATTCTGCTCGGACATACTTCTGCTCATCGTTAACTGCTGAAATCCACAGCGAAAGTTTCATAATAATCCAGATCAATGCTAATGGCATAAAACAAGCAATGAGAATTACTGGTTTCATTGTTCTTCCTCTTCATCGTAATCGTAAGTTAATCTACAATCCCAAAGATCTTCATCCCATTCAGGTTCATACATGGGACACGGTTCTTCAAACAAATGGCCCATTCTAAGTTGATTAATTCTTTCCCGTAATGACTTATAAAATTCTCTTTTTTCGTCTGGATCCATTTACTTTTTATAGGGTAATCTTTAACCAGGGAAACAGAGGATCAATTACTCCAATAAGTCGAAGCAGACCCTCAGCAAAAAGTGCAAGAACAACCCACCCAACACACATAGAGATAATTGAAGCATTACGATTATGTTGTCGTATGGCATCATCAATCATCTCCTGCACTTCTTCTTTAGTGATGTAATCATCAGGATTGATCTTGGTCATTCTGTGACTCATCTATTTCTTCCAATTGATTCATTCTCTTCTTCCAGGTTACTCCGCCATCCAAACCTTTGCAAGGATTTATGCAGGTTTCGTCACCAAAACTATTACAAACTAATCCAGCAAGGTCCAATTCATTTCCAACCTTACCTGTGCCTGACCAATAGTGCTGCCCTCCTATCCAGGTAGCTCCACACTTAGGACAAGTTTTATTATCAGATGACAAAGATGATTGATCATCAGTCATTCTTCTTGTACTCCTTGAGAAAACTTTTATAGTCGGCAGTATCCTTAAGAAGTCTCCTTCTAAGTTTCTGCTCCATCCACTTCATTTGAACTCTTATCCAAGCATAACGAATTTGGAGATCAATGAATTGGACCAACCTTATAGTAGCATCATACCCAGCAAAAGCAACTAATGCAATAATTGTCAGCATTAGCAAATAAAAGAAGGTCATTCGTGAGCTCCATATAATTGTATATAGATGCTACACAAATTCTTAATGTTTATTAAAGAAAACGGAGAGTGGGAGAATCGAACTCCCAAGGGCTTTAACACCTCGACGCTTTTCAAGAGCGGTTCCGTCACCTATCGGATTGACTCTCCAGATAATCCTTTTCATTTTGATAAGGATGTTTTTGTTGAGTCCAAATCTGATAACCTTCTATCAAATCTGGAATCAACCATTGATCCACTCTATAACAATACTTCCAATTGACAGGTTGAATACAATTCATTACAACTACTTGGAAGAATGCTAATAGGTGAATCCAAAAACTAAGCATTAACGAACTTCGAAGTCTAATCTACGAACTTTACGCTTTCTCCTTTGTTCTTGATAAGCAAGTTCTTCGCGAGAGAAAACACTATCAATTTTTACTTCTCTATCATATGATACCATAACAACTTTATCTAAGTCAACAGCTCCAACTTTGTTATTGACAAGATTCATTTGATTTGGACATCCACAGGTTTGTACTTTATTTGTACTAGTTAATTCTGTGTTGCATTCTTTGCATCTTACGATAATCATAATACAGGATGTAAGTGATTTATTTATATGCCCGAAGAGGGGATCGAACCCCCGACAATCTCCGTGTAAAGGAGGTGCTCTACCGCTGAGCTATTCGGGCAGACTCCTCCACTTGGACTCGAACCAAGAACCTCAAAGTTAACAGCTTCGCGCACTACCGATTGTGCTATAGAGGATTATCTTTTTGCTCTTTCTTGAGTTTAAAGTAGAGTTTATAATATCTCTTCTTCATATCATCAAGAATTTTGTTGTCCTCTTCAAAACCCAATCTTTTGGTATGCATATAGCATCCCTCAAGTTCACCTATCAATAATAAGATTTTTATTGGGTCCATGATGAAAAAGGACAAGAGCGGAGTATCGGAATCGAACCGACGACATCTAACTTGGAAGGATAGCGTTCTACCGCTGAACTAACTCCGCAGTGCGGGACTTACACAAGAGAAGAGGTGGTGATGGTTTCTCTTGATGCCCATAAGACAATCATATCAGGTGGTTGATAGATTGTCAAGCGACTCAGGTAGGACTCGAACCTACGACCGACTGCTTAGAAGGCAGTTGCTCTATCCAACTGAGCTACTGAGTCATGAGATAATCATACTAGATGTAGTAGTGATTGTCAAGTGGGCAGGGAGGGATTTGAACCCCCGTAGGCAGAGCCAGCGGATTTACAGTCCGCCTCCATTAACCACTCGGACACCTACCCGATGAACTAATTATAAAGGTTCTTCCTATTTTTGTAAAGAGCTTAAGTAATACTTATAACTCCCCTTGGAACCGGACAAGCCAGATTCTACTTATGATTCAGAGTATTGTCAAGCATAAAAAAAGAGGAGTCGTTAGACCCCTCTAGAACGCTCTGTAAGACTACTCTAGGTAGAGTAGGTCAATCTCTTCACCCTCTGGTTCAATCCACTCTGCGAACTCCTGGTAGATGGCATAGGCATCGTCTAGTTGTCCTGCATCATGCTGGTGAATAGAGACCAGTTCATGAATCTCTCCAATGCGCTCCAAGGCCCAATCCTTGATGTCACTGATGTTTTCTTCAGTCGTCTTTTCCATAATAATCTTTTCGGTAGTACCTACTGAGGATGTTCCCATTGTAGTAGCGTGGGGTTCCGTCGTCAAGGGACTCGGTGAGGACATTATTGGTGAAGAGTTGTCTTGTTTCTTCGTAGTTTGTTTTGCCAGCTGTCTTATGTAGAGACAAGATAGTTCGACTAAAATTTTGTCTCCCCAATCGTTCAATTTCTTCTTTAAGTTCCGGACAAGACCCATAATACTTTTTCCAATCAGATTCTTTCTTTACTCTGCGTTTCTTTCCTGGAGGTTTTCGATGCGACCAAAAATACTTTCTCCCAATGTACGCTCGTCCGTTGGTGAGATTGGTAATGAGATAAACAAAGCCGTAGTAGTCCCGAATATCGTCACTAGTAAAAGGTCTCTCACAATAAATCCATGGGTTTTCATAATCAATACCTGTACTCATCAATTATATCAAATACCTTGTTTAGGTATTTATGTGCCAGTCCTCTTGCTTCGGATCCATACTTATGTTCTTCCCAATAAAGGTCATTCTTTAATCGCTCCAACTTAGTCTTAAGTTCTGCAATTGTTACTTCGTTTCTAGGCATAAAAAAAGGGGAGTATTACCTCCCCTATCTATCAATATTTAAAGTTGAAAACCACTGAATGTGTCCTTTTTCACATCTTGTTTAATTCCACCAACAACATATGATTCAACCTCTGTCTCTTGTGGAGCGACCTGGAGACCCTTAGAAGAGATCCAGTGCTGCGTCCAAGGCAGTGGGTTGTTCTTAGCAGCAATATCATATACTGGTTTCATCCCAATTGCTTTGAGTCTTCTATTTGCAATCCATTCCACATACTGTTGCAGAAGTTTATCGTTGAGGCCAATCATCGATCCATCCTTAAACAGGTAGTCTGCCCAACGCTTCTCTTCGTTTACAGCACGATCAAATGCAGCATATGTCCACTCTTCTTCTTCCTTCATAATTTGCTTCATTTCAGGATCATCACCTTGCGCCCACTTGTTCAGAATATTCTGAGTGATTGCTAAGTGTTGGTTTTCGTCTCTTGCGATGAGACTAATGATTTTAGCGGATCC